CTCGATTGGGTAAATCCCGAACAGACCGAGTGCGTTACACCGGCAACGCCGACCCTACGCACCAAAGATGTGCAACCAATATACCGAACATTGTCATCTCAGAGATGCAGTTCAAACGTCCTACGGACTATGGTTGCACTATCTCAGATATAATTTACGGTGCTGCCCATATGGATTCAGGTAATAGCTTGCCTCTTAGTGTTAATCGCATTTACAACGTACTCCAATCTATTGAATTGATTAACACACGCGAAGTGATGGTCATGATGGCAATAGACAAACGCCAGGCTCAGCGATACGTCCGTGCTATTAAGTTTGTCATGCCTTACCTCACTTCAATAATTAATTCAGATAAATAAACCCCGCACTATTACTTTTATAATTTAGATCTGTTTTAATGCTTACCCCAAATTAAACAAAGGACAAGTATGACTCAATGTCGTTCTATTGGCTGTATATCGCATGATGTAATCTTCGATGAAGAAGAAGATTTCTGCCCTGCTTGTAGTAATAAACTGTACATAGAAGCAAAATCCTACGGGTTTATCGCAGACCAACCGGAGTCAGTCCCTACATCTGTAGGAGGTGACAACGATTACTGGCTCGTAGACATTCCCAACCCTAAAAGGCTAGAGCCTTACACTGTCGAGTGTGAAGACATTATCGAAGCCCTCAACATGACCTTCCAGGAAGGCGAAGCTATCAAAGCTGTCTTTCGTAAATGCAAAGCCCGAATGGGTGACGGTAAGCCCGACGACACTCCACTACGTAACGCACAAAAAGTAGCTCACTACGGTACCCGAATGGTTGCCCTGGAAGAACGTGAGCTGGAATGCGCCTCTTAATTTTCAAATACTTCCCCCGTTTTATGGTTGGCATGTGTGCTATGCGAATCAATAAATGGGGTGAAGTCAAACTCAGGTTAGTGGTGGGCTCTGTTCATATAACATCCACCACTGATTTTTAAACTTTGCCGAAGTTTGAATTCCTAAACCTATTTGGCTTCGTACTGTTCCCCCGCATTATTAATATTTACACCCCTTAGATAGCGAGTACCTACACCGTTATTTAGTTATCTAAAACAAACAGGATTTACTGTTATGCGTAAGTATCTGAACGCGACTAACGTGCCGCTATCTGTTGCTGTGTTCTTAGCAAATGACACCTATGATCACGAAGAAAATGTGGTCAGTGCCACCAAGCTCATAAAGTCGGTACGTCAGCTCATACTCGGTGGCCGAGTGCCCCAGGAAAAATCCCTGGTGGATATTAGTGGCTTGTTCAAAAGCCGTATGGGCACCGCCCTACACGACTCAATCGAACGGGCCTGGATAAACAACTACGAGAGTGCTATGGAAGCTCTGGGCTACCCCAAGGGCGTCATTAGTAAGGTCCGTATCAACCCGGCTCCAGACTCCACAGAAGCAGACACTATCCCGGTGTACCTGGAGAAACGCTCCTACAAGACCGTTAATGGTCAAAAGGTTTCCGGCAAGTTTGACTTTGTGGCTGAGGGTCGTGTTGAGGATTTCAAATCAACGTCTGTCTATATGTTCACCAAAGGCACCAAGGATGAGGAATTCCAACTCCAAGGCTCAATTTATCGTTGGCTTAACCCTGACATTATTACTGATGATGTCATTGCCATCAATTTCCTCCTGGTCGATTTCATGCCGGGTCGTGCCGCCAATGATCCGAGCTACCCCAAGTCCAGCACACCGCAAAAGTTAATCTCTTTGATGCCGGTGGCTGACACAGAAGCGTACATCGCTAACAAGCTGAGCCAGCTTAAACGGTATCAAGACGTACCAGAAGAAGACCTACCAGAGTGTTCCGACAAGGATTTGTGGCGCTCTGACCCGGAATACAAATACTACAAGAACCCTGAAAAACGAGCCCGTTCCACTAAAAACTTTGATGCCAAACAAGATGCGTATTCCCGCATGGCAGCAGACGGTGGCGTAGGCATTGTTGTCGAAAAACCCGGTCAAGTACTGGCTTGCAAGTACTGTCCTGCCTTCCCCATCTGCACTCAAAAAGACGAGCTAATCGCAGACGGTTCACTCCAACTTTAAGGACACACACTCATGACTGATGAATTCAGGCTACGTCCCTACGAGGAGATGGAACATCACCCCGTAGCCGATAAGCTGGCACAGATACTGTGCCAAAAAACCCAGAACACCAACCCATTGTTCTTTCGAGTCTTAGTGGGTTACTACTTTTCTGTCATGGCTTCCATGATGCGCACCACAATCATCACTCATGACCGTGGCGCAATTCCCGTTAACCTGTACGCCATTAACTTGGCAACGTCAGGTGCTGGTAAAGGCCTGTCTACGAATATGATGGAAGAGCAAGTTGTTGGTCAGTTCCAGCAACGGTTTACCACCGAAACTTTTCCGCTCCTGGCCGAAAACAACCTGCCTAAAATCGCAATACGTCGAGCCAGTTCGGAAGGTACCGATCCAGATGAAGAACTTGAGCGGACCAAAGCAGAGTTTAAGGCCCAAGGTGCGTTGCTATTCTCTTTTGATAACGGTACTGAAGCCGCCCTTAAACAGGCCCGATACAAGCTGCAAATGGCAGACGCCGGCGCTCTGAACCTTCAGATTGATGAGATTGGATCAAACCTCAGCAGCTCTGGTGAGGCCTTGAACGCTTACCTGGAGCTTTACGACGTAGGTAAGATTAAGCAGAAGATGACTAAAAACACCAAGGAAAACGTTCGAGCTGAGGATCTGCAAGGCAACACACCCACCAATATGATGTTGTTTGGTACGCCCAGCAAACTCTTTGACGGCGGCAAAGTAGAGGAAGAGTTCTATTCCTGGGTCGATACGGGTCTAGGCCGGCGTTGCCTATTTGGCTACGCTAAAGGTCATGAACGAAACACCAGTATGACCGTAGACGAGGTTTACGATCTGCTGACCAACACCGACACGGATGCCTACCTGGAAAACATATCGGATCACTTTGAAGCATTGGCCGATATGATCAACATCAACAAAAAATTGGTAATGAGTGAGCGTGTTGCCAAGCTGTTTATCCAGTACCGGTTAAATTGTGAGCAACGTGCAACGCACTTTCGTGAACACGATGAAATGCGTAAAGCCGAAATGGCTCACCGGTATTTCAAAGCCACCAAGCTGGCTGGCGCCTATGCGTTCGTGGATGACTCGCCAGAGATCACCGAAGAAAACCTTGAGCAGGCTATTAAGCTGGTCGAGGAATCGGGTATCGCTTTCGACAACCTACTTACCCGAGACAAGCCATACGTCAAACTGGCGAAGTACATTGCTGAGTTGCAAGAAGACATCACTCACGCTGACCTGGTAAGCGATCTACCGTTCTACCCCAAAACCAACAGTGCCCGAACTGACATGCTGAACCTGGCAATCAGTCACGGATACAAGAACAACATCATCATCAAGAAAACGTACACCGGTGGTATTGAGTTCTTACGGGGCGAAACTTTGAAGAAAACCGACCTCAATGAAATGTGCGTCAGCTACAGCCAAGACATTGCCGTAGGGTATACCAACGAGGTAGCGCCGTTTACTAAGCTGCACCAACTCACCCAGGCAGACGGTATGCACTGGGTCAATCACCACCTCAAAGGTGGACATCGCCAAGAAGACAACGCCATTGCCGGGTTCAACCTTGTCGTGATTGATGTGGATGGTGGTGTGCCAATGGCCACTGCACAAAGCCTGTTGAAAGATTACACCTCGCTGATCTACACCACCAAACGTCACACCGCCGATAAAAACCGGTTTCGTATCATCCTGCCGATCAATTATGAGTTGAAGCTGGATGCCGATGACTTCAAAGAATTCATGCACAACATTTACGAATGGCTCCCTTTTGAAGTCGATACCGCTACCAGTCAGCGTGCCCGCAAGTGGATGTCCAATGACGGCACCTACGCGTACAACGACGGGCAGTTGTTGGATGCCCTGGCGTTCATACCGAAGACCAGTAAGAACGAGGAACGCAAGCGTGTGGTGGACTCTCAGCAGTCCCTAGACAACCTGGAGCGTTGGGTGGTGAATAACACCGGTGACGGTAACCGCAACAACCAGCTCATCCGGTACGCCTTCATCTTGTTGGATGTCCAGTTTGACTACGATGAGATCCACAAGCGTGTTGCCAACCTGAACAACAAACTCGCGGACAAGCTCACCGAAGCCGAAATACTAGGCACCATCATGGTGACCATCTCAAAGGCCCTTGCTAAGCGGGCTGCATAACCAATTTTACTCAGGGGGCCTCCGGCCCTTTTGTGATCCATAAAGAAAACACAGGAAACTTTTATGAAAACAAGAAGCTGTTAACGATCACCTGGTACTGCTGGTGGGTAAAATCGGCTGCCGGTAAAATCCGCCTCTCTGATGGCACTGGATAAACCAGAAGGTGTCATGTATTTGAACTGTGAATCAGGCAAGCGCCTGCCCTTCCGGTCCAAGTTCAGTGAGTACACCATCACCGATCCGCACCAGGTTCACGAAGCCTTCGGTGCAGCCGAGGGTATGGACAACATCCACACCATTGTGGTGGACAGCCTGACGTACATGATGGATATGTATGAATCCCTTTACGTCCGTAACTCTACCAACGGCATGAAAGCCTGGGGCGACTTTGCGGAGTTCTTTCGAGAACTGATGCAGCAGTACGTCGCCAAGTCCACCAAAAACGTGGTCTTCATTGCCCACACGCTAGATAGCTACAACGAGGGTGAGATGGTTATGGAAACCAAAGTACCGGTGAAAGGTTCACTGAAGAACAACGGTATCGAATCGTTCTTCTCCTGCGTCGTTGCCGCCAAAAAAGTGAAGCTCAAGGATGTATCCAAGTACCAATCCAAACTACTAACCATTACCGACGAAGAAGAGATGTTGGGTTTCAAATACGTCTTCCAAACCAAACTGACCAAAGAGACCGTCAATGAACGGCTTCGAGGCCCCATGGGTATGTTCGACAACCAAGAAACCTACACCGACAACAACATGCAGTTGGTTTTCAACCGACTCAACGAATATTACGCCTAATCCCAGGCGTACCGTTCTAACACCACCCAATCAAATCTGAAGGAATTACCTAATGTCACTACTTAACACAGTAAACACAGATCAAGAACTACCGAAGGCACAGACTTTGCCGGCTCAACTGGCCCACGTGAAAGTGGTCTTTACCCTTACGAAGTCACCATTGGCTT